CCGAGCGTATATCCATAGCCTTTATGCCGAATGCTTGTAACTGCGGCATCAGTTTAGCTACTGCCTTGCGGCCAGCAGCATCGGGGTCTAACCAGACGTTGACCTTGCACCCGCGTGAAGCTAAGCGACCGAGCATGAGGGCACTAGCTGAGGTACCCATCATGCTCCACGCCTCGCCCACCTTACCCACCTTGTATGCTGAGAGGATGTCTTCCGTAAGGGTAACATCTTCTGCGCTACCATACACGGGGATGAAGGTAGCCTTGTTGACTGGCGGTGCCAGATATTTTGGAAGCCTGCCATCTATGCTGCGGGCCTGCCAGAAAACCACCCGAGAATCCACCAGAACGGGCAACACGACGCGATTGGTGGGCGGGTGATAGTAGGCCCCCAGCCGGGGCAGATCGGCCCGTGAGAGGCCTGCTTTCAAAAGCCACAGCCGCGCTGGTGCGGGCCACTCGTCCCACGATCTGACCATTGGGGCGGGCAACCCCACTGACGTACATGCTAACGTGTCCTCCGTGTTAGCGGCAGCTAGCCTAGCCAAGCGGGCCTCAAGAGGCTCAGGCTCGGGTGGCTGCCAGCCGCTGTCGTTACAACGGAAGCAGAAGGCATGGAGTCCGCGCTCATCGCGTCGAACTGTCAGTGTTCGTCCCGCCCCACAGTCATGGTCCACTCTAACCCTATCCCCCATGCGGAGGTTAGTGGTATGGTGAACCCACGATGCGGGACTAAGTGACATTAAGCAAACAGGCCTTTAGCCCGTGCCCATGCTCGGGTCAGCCACGACTTACCAGACTGACGCATAGCCGACGAAGGTGGCAGAGGCAAGCGGTCAACTGGTGGCAGCGGGTCATACAACCCAGCCTTCATCATCAGCCCCATGAACAGGAAGCTGGGTGTGGGCAGCAGCTTGACATGATTGATCTTAGCCTTGCGACCTTTGCCAGCAGAGCGCCATGCTTTTTGTTTGTTTGCCATGAGTGTTCCTTAGTATGAACCTGCAAGACGCAGGCAGAAGGGGACGGTTACCCATCCCCAACTGTCTAAGCCTTAGCTTATTCGGCGGTGCCGTTGTACAAGTCGGTCACAGACTGGGGCTGCTCGTCGTCCTGCTCTTGCTGCTCGCCGTTGATGACGGTCAGTTGAGCAGGGTAGACCACAGCGAATGCGGCATCGAAGCCTTCGCCGTAGGACACCTTGACCTGAGCGGGCAGCTTCTTCTCACCGTCAACGGTGGCAGGCTTGACCGCAACCACAGTACCAGTGATGGTCTTGGGCTCAGTCGTAGCAGTCTTGCGACCGTACACAAAGGACACGGTAGCACCAACTTCGGGCAACACAACTTCCTTCTTGGCACGGGCTGGCTCAGCGATGTCGTTCTCCAAGTTGTACTTGCGCAGTTCGAGCTTCGCAATCTGGGCAACGATGGCCGCAATCTTTTCGTCTTTGGTCAGCACGGTCTTAGCGGAAGTGGTGTTGGTAGTTTCTGTCATATGATTTCCTATTGGTTTGGGTTAACAGTAAGGGTTACTTACCGAGTGCGAAGATGCACTCACGAGGACAGGTTACGTTCAGTACGTATGAGCTGTCCAAGTGGCTGCACCCTAGTAGCTACGCGCCGTGGGTTACCGTACCCACCTTAGCAGCCCGTAGGGGCTGGGCTAGGAATGTTGTCACCGTCGTGACCAGCTACACGTTAAGGCTAGCTTTGCCTTACTGTGATTCGTTACGGTGTAGCATGTTGTGCAAGCGCACCACACGCACCGGATTAGTCTCGTTGTACAGTACCCACACATCGGCCGATGCTACGTAGTGTGGGCGGCCCTTGGCAAAGATCAATCCGCCCTTTTCGATAGCCGCTAAGGCTTGGTCGTGTGAGTCAAACTCGTATGGGTACGAGGAGTTATCACGCAACACAGCAACAGTGCCATCTTGCAGGTTCTCTACAAAGATCGCCGTGCCTTCGCCGTTAGCGTAGGTCACAACGGCCAGTGGGTACAGGTCACCGACGCTGTGAGGTTGCAAGCCACCGGCAATAGCTGCTGCCTTGGGCTCGGTGTACAAAGACAGCTCATACGCATTAACAAGGTAGCCTCCACGGCGGCCAGAGTCAAACAAAACACGGACGTAGCTGCAAAGTTCTGTCACAGTACCAACCCAGCCTTGTCCGTAGCACTCGTCTCCAGACCAGTTACTAACCACAACGCGGTCACCGATTTTAAAGCTCATGTCAATCTCCCTACATTACAAAGTAGTTACGGTTAAAGGTGCCCCACTTGTCGGCATGTGGGCCGAAGAGTACACCCTCATCAGTTGCATGGCACAGGATAGCGCAGCAGTCTTGCTCCATTGCTATCAACAGGTCGTACAAGGCCCAGTCAAACTTCTCAGGCTCGTACAGGGCGCTGACCACAAGCACTGGCTCACCGCCGTACACATGGCGAGGCACAATCACTTGCTTGACTTGACGCACCTGCATGAAGTTAGGCATCAGTCGCCCCGCCATAACCTGCCGCGAGGCTAGCGTGTGTCGGGTCTGTGATGCGGGCATCAAGAACGTGGGGCACGACAGCCCAATGTTCATTGTAACCAGTCTAGCGACCATACCGATTGTTCCCCATGTTACGGGTGACCCACGACTTAACGTAGTCACTCAAGGTTACGGACACAAGCAACTTGGCCTGCACTTGCTTGTCAATCTCTTCACCGGCCTCGACCACCTTACGTGGTGCATCAAGCCGACGTAGTTCAGATGCTATACTCATGCGCAACCCCTGAATGTAGAAGCGAACAAGCACATGATAAAGAATATCACTAGCCAGTCACCATCACGGTTAGGGTTACGCGGTTCCCACCCACCGCTCATGTTAACCTCCTATTGTTTGGGTGCAAAAGCGCACTCCTAGTCCCACGGAATCCGAATTTTGCGGGCCAATGGGCTAAGGAGAGCGTTCTCAAGTAGCCGTTTACGTGCCGAGGCAATGGCACTACCTACGTAACGTCTAGGTACCGGCATTGTGACCTTACCCTAAGCCATGCTTGCTTTCGGAGCCTGATACGCTCAGGAAGGCGACACTAGTGTACCGTGTGAGTCAACTCAAGGTCAACGGGCCGCAATACTTTGAAGTATTCCCAGCAGCAAGGGTCAGTGATGACAACGCCCCGAGTAGGGCACAACATGACGTTATCTGTATGGGTGTCGTTCATGAGGCGATGGTTGTCGTCAGTCCTATCAAAGCCCTCAAACTGTTTCATGTACTGGCGGAAGCGGAAGCACACCTCTTCAAACTCTGGGTGTTCTGCTACACAGCAGCCAGCATAGTCCCTCTTGGCAGTCTCATCTTCACCCCACCAACCAGTGGGTAGAACGCGGCGGTACTCAGGCATGATCGCCATGTAGCGGTCATCACCAATAGATACCACTTGGTACACCTCTGGCATGAGCGACAACAAGCGAGGCTCTTGACGCTCATGCATACAGAACTCAAGCCAGTTGCGTGTACCGTCATTCCGGCCATGCTTCATGACAAGGCCATTGGACAAGCGGTACGCACTTGAGTACATACCAGAGCCAAGCAACTCACCGTGCTTGGCATTAGTAAACATTTCTTGCTGTAACATGTTACAGCCCCTGTTGCAAGGCCCACCAGTAGGCATTGCCCTCGGGTGTCTCTGCATAGATGAACGCACCAAGCATCCAATCACCCAGCCGGTATTCAAAGCTACGTTCAAGGACTTCCTCAACAGGCGTATCACGGTAAACCATTGCGTAAGCAACGGCGTGCTCAACAAAGGTTACAGCATCGCTGGCAGGCACACCAGCCTTAAGAAGGCGTGTCTGCACAGCCGCCATCAGCTTAGCAGTTTCAGATGTTCGCATAGTCTCTCCATGTTAAAGAACACTCAGAAGGCCACACCGAGGGTATGACCAACTGGCTGTACTTTAGACGATAGCCTCACCCACAGATGCAGCAGCTTGCTCAGCAGTCATGACCGTGGCAGGCACTTTCTCAGCCTTGATGTCAGCCACAGCAGCAACTGCAACCAACTTGGAATGGTCGATACCCGCAGCCGCAGCTTTCTTGAGCAACGACATCACAGCAGCTTGGAAGTCGAACGCCTTAGCCGTAGCTTTAGCCTTGTCATCAGCGAAGTCAAACCAAGGCTTAGCCGTGGCAGCTTCAATGTCAGTCTTCTTGGACTTGTCATAAGCCAAGGGCATGGCTTCCTTAGTCTTGGCATTGGTGTTCTTAGACACCTTGCCGAACGAGAATGCCCACTCAGCGAACGCTTGATGCTGCGTCTTGATGAGAGCATCGTACAGATTGTTCAATGGCGTAACATCACCATGAGCTTCAATGTGAGCGAGACACACCAGACCGAGAGCTTGGATGTCATCACGCACCTTAGCGTTAGACTTCTTGAGCGCAGCAATCTTCTTATTCAATACTTTCAATTCCATGTGAGTCTTTCAGAGTAAACTAGGAAAGCCCTAGCTGAAAGCATGGTTAACCGATTAGTACAATCGGCATGTACGGCACACCTAACGACCCGCCATCATGGCAATACGGGTAATGTTTCAACCTAATGCACTTTGGGTACGATTCTTCGGATTAAGTATGCGGCATCAACCATGCTTACAGATAGAGCTTTGTCTATCCTATACGTAGTTCGGCCCTTAGCCTAGTGTATAACCCATGCAACGCCTACAGATACAACTTGGTTATCAAATACTGTAAGCCTTGCTAGGTATTCTGTGCAAACCCCCACACATAAACCTTACGAGCATAGTGCAACTTGGTCTAGAGTCAACTAGACGTAACTACAACCTTACAGCCATAGTGTGCGTTCAACCCGTAAGTGATGTGCATGTACACACAATCCACCCTACGTACATCCCTCGGGCATAAGTTGCCATTAGTGGTATATCGGTTCACCACTACGCCTATCAACTAGGCACACAACTATCAAAGCCGTCTTCATAGATAAGCATTATAGCACAACCCTAAGGCACACGCTACTCAACCAACCTACGTATAGTCATCACGACTACGTTAACTGCATTGTAACACATCTTTCGACACATTGCAACTAGTAGTTTTACCTTAGGTCATACTTAGGACCAAAGCCTTACGGCAACGATTGCATTATACCACACAATCTAGCAATCTTCAAGGCCTACTCTGCTCCCGAAGGCAGGTCATGCTTAGAGATTTCAGTCACTCCCAAGGGCAACCTATACATCAAACCTTACGTCAATCACTAGACTGTATTGTAACACACAATCAACTCAACTGCCAACTATCACTTATCAACTAGCCCTACACCCTAGGCCAACTTGTAGCCACTAGCATGTAAGTCTTGCTAATCAATAACTGCATTGTACCACAGTTTTAACCATCCTGTAAAGCCTTGCTTAAAGCCTTACAGCATGCTGCTATTTCTAGCATTGTCTGCATTATACACTAACTAACTCGCTTGTCAACTGAGCTATGCTCTACAAGGCTTTGCCTAGCTGCTATCTAACTAGCTTACTAGCTAACCTGTCTGCATTATAGCACAGTCTACAAGCTCTAGTCTATACGTCTAGTCTATAGGCTTACTAGCTAACTCTCTAGTCTATAAGCTCTCGTCTATAGCTCTCTAGCTCTATGGCTAACTGAGCGAAGCTCTAAGGCTTACTAGTAGGCTTACTAGGCAATAGATACAGTATTCGATAGGCTAACCCTTGGTTGATATGAGTAGTATAGGTACCGTATCACGTTAGCCTTAACGTCTACCGCCATTGTAACACAGCTAGCGAAGCTATCCGAGCATTATCAGCATTATCAGCAAGACAGATAGCCCATGCTCACAGGCTAAGCCTAGCGACCAATATGCGCCCGCTATGTCACGCGCTATGCTAGCACATTGTGCAATAGCCCCATGCTTGCAAGGCTTTGTGATGTGTGCTATACTAGCAAGGCCCTTGTTATATGCTCGGTAAGCTAGCCCCTTCGGCCTTCGGCCAGCGCGTATGGTGCAGGGCCTACGGGGGAAACTGGGGCTGGGGAAGTTGGAGGTGCCCCCACACAAATGCTTAGCAAATTTAGCATCTGCCTGTAGCTTTCGCTATGGGCAGATTACTATGAGCATTTCATGTGGGAGCTTGTCCTTAACCTTACTGGTACGCCAGCAGGATAGCCTCACTGAGGTCTTGCTCGGTAGCATCCTCGGGTGCGCTTACTGACTCAGTGCCCGAGCGAGTCCCAGAGGCTAGCTCTACGACACACTCGACGTACCATACGCCATCAACGAAGGTCTTGTTGTGAATAGTAACCATGTTAGTCCTTACGGGGCTTGGTAACCCTGGGCGTTAACGAACACTGCTGCGGCTGTGGTAAGGCACGCTACGTTGAGGGCAGTTGCTGCCGTACCCTTGAGCGGGGTGGGGAATACAACCTCTTGGGGGGCTGAGTTGTTAGCTGGGAAGAAGTCACGCCAGATGATGGTAGAACCGTCTTTAATCACAACTTCTGTAGAGACAGTACTTACGTTGCGAATCTGCACAGCGGTCACGTAGTTACGGATACCGGCCGCACCTGCTGCTCGTACCACAACGTCTGTAGTGTTGACGATACCGCCTGCTTGGGCAGCGTACTGCCAGTCAGCCTCAGGGATGCTGAAAGGCTTGACAATACCTGCACCAACGAGGGTCGTGATGTTGTCAATAGTGTCGTTGTTAGAGACAGCCGCTACGTTGGCACTTACTGCTCGGGAACCTGTGCGAACAGGGGAGCTGGCGACAGGGGAGTCGTGAGCAACAGGGCCCACCACGCCAGAACCGAGGGAGTTAACCCGGCAAGAATCGCTGCTCGCAGACGTTACCACAATGTTAGTTGCACCGGCGGTAGTGGCAGCGACCATAGCAAGCCGCATAAACTTGGCTACGGGGCGTGTAAGGTAAACACCCACGGCGTTCGGGTTAGTTGTATAGCCTGATGCCGCTATTGCCTCGCTAGGTACTGTAAACCAACCAGACACACACCATCACCACTCGCTTGCCATTGAAGCTGGCCGCTGGTACCAAGGTTTTGGACGTGTGTAGAAAATACACGATCGCCCATGCCGGTAGTCTCAAACTCCAGCAAGATGGTGTTAATGGGCACCACAGCGGCATTGTCGTAACGATACTGGTCACGCGTCAGTTTGTAATTAACGATTGGCATTACTGTTTAGCCCACTCTCGCAGGCTCCTTTTGTCTGTGTTGCATTTGGCTAGGTCGCCCTTGGCCGCTAGGTAAGCTGAGGCTAACTGTCCGTTAGTCTTAATCTCGCTTACAGTCTCCGTGCAGTCGGCCAGCAGTTCAGTAGGCGGCAACTCTCGGACATATTTAATCGTGCTACAGCCGCTCAGCAAGGCCATCAGAAGGCCCACTGAGAGCTTTTTGAACGTCAGTTGGTACATCGGTATCACCCGTGTACTTTCGGACGGTTCTGGGGCATTTGATCGGCCCACACAAAATCCCCATTTGACAGTGCCGCCAGTATTCTGACACCGCGTACTGCCGGATGTTTGCAGTAGTGCTTAACCGTACCATCTTTCATGGTGTATTGCTGAGCAGTCTTAACGTCTACACGTATGGTGCAGTCGTGTTTAAGCGCAATCATGTCGGTAGTACCGTGCTGGCTCACATTTCTGAATACTTCGTAGCCTTGCTCAAGCAACCACAGGCAAGCAGCTAGCTCGCTGTGTGCGCCCTTGTGTTTAGCTTCCATTGGTTAGAACCTCTTGTACGTTAGCCGGTACTGGTGCGTCTGCCCAAGCCGGGTTAGCAGAAAGCGCATCTGATAGCGCCCGTTCCGTCTTTTTCAATTTCAGAGCCTGTGAGGCGATTTCAGCCTGTCGGGCTACCAGCACCTTCCGGTCGCGTTTCTCGCGCTCCACGGCCCGTTCTACGGCCTCTGTGAGGGTTTTGTTCTGGGCTGCTAGGGCGGCTTGTCGCTGCCAGAGGCCGTATGTGGTGCCGCCGAGGGCTAGCACTAGGGCCGCTAGCACTAAGGTCACGTATCTCATATCATTACTCCATACTTAGCGAGGCGCTTAGCTTGACGCTTGAAGAACTTACCGTGGTTAACAGGTAGGCCTCGCTGATGTTGAAGCTGGTGTACCATTTCGTGGGTAAGGGTGTTGATGATGTCAGCCCTAGTCTTACACCGAGAGTCGATGTGTAGGCTAGGGTCATCAGTGTCATAGTCGTAGTAGCCCATAACAGGGCCACCCATGTCTATGCTCTTGCCGCACGTAAGTGGTACGCGCTTAAGCTCCCGGTCGAACAAGGCTGTATTGAGCCTTCCGTGCCAATAGCTCAGGAGAGCCGGGGTTAGGTCTACGCGCTTGTGCCCATGCTCCCTGAGGTGCGTGGTTACCATGCGCCGAGTAGCTAACTTTAAAGTTTCCTGTGGCACATCCGCTCTCCCATTCTCTACGTTCATCAGCCCTGCGCTTAACGAGGCCGGGTAACTGCTGTCCACCGGCATAAGTCCACTTGCTAAACTCCTTGCCAGCGCCCCAACAGTCGAAGGCATTGACCTTCTTGAGCAGAGTAGACTTAGCGAAGCTAGTCTCGCCTACGTTGAACACGAAGCTAGTGAGCGCATCGAACTGACGTTGAGTTACAGGTGCCTTGACGAGCCGCTTAACAGCAGCCTCGGCGTGTTTGGCGTCCTGCTTAAGTAGCTCTTGGCACTCGGCCTCGGTCTTAACCTGACCCAGCTTAGCGGTCTTAGTGTGACCCGCACATACGGTGACAATGCCCACGGGGTCAACGTAGGCTACCCTACGCATACCCTCATGAGCTACGATTCCGGCAGCGCCTAGCGCACTGAGCGATAAGACTGCTGCCGCTAGACGTTGCTTAATCATTTCTTCTTGTCCTTGTTCTTACGATAGCCCTCGGGGCCATACGAGAAATCGCCTTGGCTCATGGTGGGCTGAGATTCCTCAGAGGGTTTCTGAGTAGGCTCAGCAGGCATGGCCTTCTCTTCGCGGTCTTTGTTTACCTTCTTGAGGAAACCGCCAAAGTTGAAGACATCAGCCATTACACGATACCGTTAGTCACAGCGGTAGCGGTAAAGCTGGCCACCAAGTTACCACCAGCGTCTTGCAGGTTAGCAGCACCACCGGGTTGGGTGTATGCCACGCTCACAGCACCAGCCGTAAAGGGCGCGGTAACATGTAGATGCACGAAGGGGCCATCAATCACGACCTTGGAGATAGTCCGTACCTGACCAGTGATGGCAAAGGCAGCGGGCAGGGGCAAGTGTGCCTTGTCCAGACCCTCGCTGTGGGTGATGGTCAACACGCTAGCAGCGCTAGGGGCAATCGAACGAGCAACCACGGTAGGCGCAGTAACGTCCAGCAAGGAAGTCAGCGCAGCCGAGCATGTGTCGAAGAAGTCTTTGAGGGGCTTGGCATTGCGGGACTTGCCAGCGTTAGCGGCAATACCGGCGTTCACTTGAACAGCACTGATGGCCTTAGCAGCCTCAATACGAATACGGGTGCCGTTAGACAGCAGGCCAGCAGATGGGAGATCGTTAACACGCATGGGTAATCCTTATCTACGTCGCTTGAGCATACTAGAACCTCTAGCGACTGGGGTTTTATAACGGCCGTAGCCGAGTGGGTCAGCCATAGCCTCGGCGTGAGCCTTAGCCATTAGGGCAGCGATTTGCTTGTTTTGGTCGAGGGCAAGCGCCTCAGTGAAATGCCGTACCAATCCTTCGACTGCATCTAACCGGTCATCGTGAATGAGCGCATTGCGCGTCATACTAATCTTGGCTAGCTGGTAGAAGAAGCTATACGTTAGACGCATGTTTGGAGCATACGTCATCGACGTGTCAACGTCGTGTGTTACAGCAGCTTCGGTGACGATCAACGCGCCTCGGCCCATCACTGGTTCCAAGGTGTTGATAATCCGTGCTTCTTTCTGGCCGGTAACGAGGTCATCGTCAATACCCGCGCCGGGGAGGTGCTTACGCATAATGGGCGTAAACACAGCTCGGAAAGCACCGAAGCCCATGTTCTTTTCAATCTTTACGACTGATGGCGAGAAGGGCTTGAGTCGTTGGGCTAGGAGTTCTAGCTTAGACTCTTCGTAACCGCCGGGGATTCCGCCTACGGCTAGCAGGTATACGTTCCCGTTCAGGAACCCACCTACCGCATAGGCTGTCTCGTCGGCATTAGCGCCACCGCCTGCTGGGTCGATGTACGCAACTACGCTTTGTAGCTGCGACACCTCATCGCTAATGGTGTGCGGGATGCTCAGCTTAAACGCGAACTCATGCGCAGCGTAGTCCTTGAGCTTATCAGCGGTCATGCCGCGAACAACTGCCAGCGGGAATGTCTTACCCGTGTTGCTCAGTACCACAATGCGTTCCGGCTTGAGCGGGAACTTCATTGCGTCCATGAGCGCAGTGTTCAGCATGTGCTGTAGCTGGAAGTACGCCGTACCTTGGTCGCGTTCTTTCTTCTGTAGCGTGTCCTCATCTAGTAGCTCGGGGTCGATAGGTTGCCCTTGATCGCCCAGCAAACCACCTCCAGAACATAGCGCGGGGTGAGCGGCTAAGCGAGAGGCGATCAGGGGAGCTAGGCTTGCGCCATAGTGCCCCATCTGCTCTGGTGTAGGATACCTGCCCGGCCAGATGCGTGTTACCACGCCCCGTGCGGGCAAGCTGTTGTATATGGACTCCATCGTCTGGGGTGTACCCAGCCATACGATGCGCCCACTCTGGTTAATCGAGGTAAAGTCCTTGGTCAAGTGCAGCAGCTTAGCCCGTTGTGTGGGCGTAGCTGAGTTCTTGCTGGACTCAATATCATCAGGGATGAGCAAGTCAGCGCGTCGGCCTTGCAAGTTGGCATCAATACCAATACAGTCAACCGATGCGGATTTATCAATACCCTTGAGGCTATGGTGAATGTCGAAGCCTTCAACAGAGGTACGGTCACCCGCACTCTTGTCTGGCCGCATACACTCAAGCACATCCATATTCATAATGATACGGACGATCAGTGTCGCAATGTCGGTAGCTTGGTCGCCACCAGCAGACACGATCAATACACGCCCCTTAGGGCTATGCATCAGGTACCACACGGCAAACGCTGCCGCGATGGTTGTCTTAGCCTGAGAACGCTGGGCCTGTACCATGAGGTACTGTGGCCCATAGGCGATGTAGCGCCCGATGTCCTTTTGGATGTCGGTAGTGCTAAAGCCTAGCTCGTCCATCACATCCACTAGGAATGGGACGAACTCACTGTAGTGGGCTTGGAGAGCCTCAAGCTGCTCCCAGCGTAGCTCGGCTAGCTCGGCACTCTCCCGTGCCCTCATTGTAGGGTACCTCCGAAGCGCTGCGAGAAGGCGTCAGCGGCTTGGTCGAGTGTGGCTTGCGGGATAGCCTTGTTGCGGCGGGCCTTGAGCTTATCGTTCAAGTCGCGCAATGCTGTGTTGCCCTCAACGTCAGCGGTAATGTTGTTGTTCTTGAGGAACGTCACGGCTGCACCGAGCAGGGCGGGGCTAGGGCGAATCTTACGCTCGCGGCCCTCTTCGTCTACCTCGGTGTAACCAGCAACCTGCTCAGAGAATGCAGTAGCTACAAGCTCATGAAGGTTGCCAAGTGTCTTATCACTTGCGGCCATTCTTGACCTTTCGTGGAATGTACCACTTATCGCGGATGAGGAACACAATCTGCAAGACAGTGTAGATCAGGGTAGCCACGATAAGCCAATCCGACAGGGGCACACCTACGAAGGTGAGGCCACCTACCGTTACGGGAGGGGCGGCCTTATAGGCCTCGTTGAGTGTGTCCTGTGTAATCATTTAGGTACGTGGTTAGCTTGAAAGAAATTCAGGTAGGGGATAACGACCCTCGCCCAGAGGCGGTGGTAACGATTACCGTACTGCAACCTACGTAGCCGCTGGCTGAACGTATACTCACCCTTACGGGGAAAGTCTAACGTCAGCACAGCAAGCTCAGTGTAGTTAGCGATAATGTCAATTATCCCGACTGCGTAGTATAGGTACCGAATCGGCCACCTACGCACTTCATACTGAATCGCCAGCGGGTATAGTATTAACAGTGGTATCGACAGCATCGGGTATGTTCAAGGGTACGTTGTAAGAACCGCCTAGCTCAGCGCGTAGGGCGGCAGCTTGTGACTCCACTGCGTAGACTTGCGCTACGCCTGGAATCTGGCTTAGGTCTAAGGCACCAGCAGTTACCTGCTTAAACGCCTCGGACATAAGCATAATCGTTTCACGCAACCTGCGCTGCGTAATCTGATTCTCTGACTCAAGCGTCAGCAGCGCCACCAATTTCTCATTTGGTTTTGGGCGCAGTGCCTCAGCCTCTTCGTCGCTAATCGGGATGCTGCCCTCTGGGAGCATGTAGGCAAACTCTGCTTCAATCTGGTGAAGGGAGTTATCAGGTGCTTTGTAATGTTGCATAGTTAGCTTAGTTCATACCATTGACGGCCGCTACCGTAGCTTGACGTAACGGAGTACACGGCACCGGGTGGGATAATCATAAACCCGGAGCCGAAAGACACGCCGGACACGCCCACGTTCCACATCAGACCGACAGTTACGCCGTTAATGATTACGTTGAAATAGTCACTTGCGCCACTTACCGCCTGTACAAGCTGAATGCAGATGGGCTTACCGGTCGTGTTGTAATAGTTTGTAGCATTACTACGTGAGCCTGTAACGTTCTTCCATGTCTGACCGTAACCGAGGGAGGACATTGCTGTTACAGCCTGCCCCCCGCTACCTTGGACAAGGGAGGGTGGGCTGGCCCACTGACCGGCCACACCCTGTTGACTTACAATCAAACCGAGCACACGGAACGGGACGTTGGTTCTAGCCGTGGTCGAGTAAATGACGTTAGCAGTGTTGGCCGACGCACTGATTGCTGTAGTGCTGGCAAGTCCTGCTTCTGTAAGGGCGAGTCCACCATTAAGGTTAGTAACCGCAAGCTCAATTACACCACCCACGTTAAGCGCAATGAGCACTAGGGTAGACTGCTGGCTACTGAATGTGCCGAGTGCAGCCCCTGCCGGAATCACTAGGTTAGCCGGGGTACCCTGCACAAAGTCAGAGAGGCCGCTGGTCAGGGTCGCGGAGCGGAACTCTAGCGCCAGTGCGCCTGCACTCAGGGTCATGGCGTTACTAGACACAGCAGCACCAATGGGCTGCAACTGACGCACTTGGCGCACTGGGCTGGTCAACCCAGCAAGGCTTGTGATGTCGCTGTTCGCGCCTGCGGCTGCTCGGCCTGTCTCCCCAACTGGTCCCCACGCTGTCCCGTTGTGCCACTCCATCTGGCCTAACGTGCTGTTGGCGCGTTGCTGCCCAAAAGTGCCTGTCGGGCGCTGAGCGGTTGTGCCAACTGGGACGTTCATAGCACCGGTTAACCCAGTCTGGGTCACAAGCTGTGGCGTAGAGGCGTAGCTTGTTTGCCAGTTAGCCCCATCGTACACACGCAGCAAGTTAATGGTGGTGTTGAGGTACACGGCACCAGCAATCAGGGCGTTACCGTTGTCGTCTACGGTGGGGTCGGCCGTTGCAGAACCCAGCCACACAGAGCGGAAGCTAGTCAGAACGCCGTTAGCTGCGACAACCGATACGGCTGCGGCGTCAGCACTCGCGCCAGCGGCAACCGCGCTAGCGGCAGCGTCGGCTGCTCGGGCCAAAGCCTGCTCAGCAGCATTAACCGCTACGTCAGAGTTAGCCGTAACTGTGTCATCGCTAGCTTCGGCAGCTACGAAGATCGCCTGTCGGGCCACTGTGTCCAGCGCTACTTCGCTGATCTGTCCGCGATCAACAAAGTCAACCATCGGGTTGTCCTTGGGTGTATCACGGTAGATTGTTAGGACGTTGTTAGCTGGGATAGCTGGTGTGATCTGTAGCTGATACTCGCCGATCAGGGTACCGTTAACGACTGTACGCACACCCTCGGGTGAGTCGTAGTAAGCCTTAACGTGCTCAGGTAGGATGTACCCACCGGAGAAGTTAAAGTCCCACACAGTTGACGTACCATCGGTATCGTACTGGGTGCGACTCAGTAATTGTAATTTAGGGATAGCCATAAGTCTCCAAAAAGAATCCCCGCCGAAGCGGGGTGTATAGGTACCGTTAGTCCTTAGTCGTATTCATCAATGGGACGAGATACGGTAGGCGGGACAGTGGCATGATCTTAGCAGCGTCTTGAGCCTCTAGCGGACTCTGCAACCACTTGAAGGTATCGTTAGCCAAGCCAGCAGATGGCAACACGTAGTTACCAATGAGGTCCGCTTCCTTGCCGGTGCTGCCCATAGGGTTAAAGCCAGTTGCTTCCTTCACGCTGTCTGGTGCCACAGCAGTCAGTGCATCAATGAAGTCACCTGCCAATCCGCTCATGGCGATGTAGTTCAGGCTAGCCCGTGCCACGTTCTGCGGTGTCAGGCGCTCTTCAATGTAGGCTTCTTGGTCAGGGCGACCAATGCTGTTAGCGTACACCCGTGCGGCGTAGATAGGCCAAGCCATGCTCATTGCACCGACAGCCATACCGAAGGCGGCATAGCCACCGCGCTGGTTGCGCTGGCGTCCCCACTGCTTCTCCATAGAGGTAATGCTGAACGTGCGGAACTGGGTCAACAGCTTCAAGAAGCCGTCGTGTGCCCACTTGCCTCGCTCTCCGATAAAGGTTCCCTGAATGATCTGGGCTGTACCACGCCACACGGCTTGGATAACCTCGTCACGCAGCGGGCCATCGGGCAACTTGTCTGCCTCAAAGCGTACCAATCGGTCGCCATCGAACGTAGCGATCTTGCTCAGGTTCTCACGAAGGTAGGCCTGTACCTCGGGTGTGATGCCGAAGTCACGCAAAGCCACATCATCGCCACCGTCACGAACATAGCGCATCATCTTGTGAACGATCTGCTCTGCCATGCCACGTTGCTGTGCGCTATGGATTGTGCGCCAGCCGGACAGCTTAGACTGTAGGTGGTTGCCGCCGCGAAGCAAGCGGTCTGTCAACGTGAGCGTGTCGCGCCCGTAGGTAGGGTAGGCGTGGTCTGGAGAGTCGAAAGGCATAACGAACTTGTAGCCGTCTGTTCCGAACTCCGAACCGCCAACAAGCTCAATGCTGCCGATGATGGGGTTATCTACTGCTTCGCCTCGGGCCAGTGCCTTAATCTCACTCCGCAAGCGGGGGATAGAGGCAACGCTCTCGGCTGTACGCAGTGCGCCTACGTGGAACACGCCGTTCAATGTCTCAGCCAACTGGTTAAACACAATGCCGCCCATGCGGACCAAGGTGTTAGCGGCCATCGCACGCTCCATGAACTTACCGCCTTGTGTACCAAAGGGCTCATTGTGGAACTCTGCTGCCATCTGGTCGAAGCTCTCAAGGTCGCGGACGCTAGCCTTCTTACCGTCTTCTCCGAAACGCATAGCGTCGCGGAGCAACTGCAAGCCGGGCTTACCGTACACGCCGTACTTGGCCAAGGCTACATCACCGCTAACACGACCAGCCTGTGCCCGAAGCAACTCAATCTGGTTAGTCTCGAATACGTCCATCAATCGGAATGGTCCAGTCGATGTCTCGTACACACGGTTCAGGTCTAGCTCGATACGCTTCTTGGTGAAGTTAGCCGCACCCTTGGTGTAGTTCTTCATGTGGGCTTTAATCTCAGCCGCACTCAGGTTCATAGCAATCAGGGCATCCTGCACAATGTCTGCTGCACCGGTAGTGTTACCACCGACTGTGCTGCTGTAGTCACCGGCTGCACGATCACGCACCCGCTTCATGTACTTAGAGGCAAGCTCGTCAGCAAAGCTAGCATCCCACCCTTCGATGGTGATGAACTGGTCTGTCAGCGCAGAGTGCAAGACTTGCTGCTGCTCGTTGGTCAGCATCATGACAGCGCGTGGGGACATCTTGTGCGGCATGTAGCCTACAGACGACTCAGGCAAGGAAGCCCAACCCAAGGTCTTAGCCTTGCGCTGTGCTGCTGCGCCACGGGTGTATGCTGCTTCCATCACATCGGCTGCTGCTTTCACGTTAGCGTCAGTGGTCACGGGCTGCTTAGCAGTGCGCCGTGCTTCAATCTCGCTAGCCACCAGCTTGTCAAACTCGGCCTTGTTCTCACCGCGCACCATGTCGTCGTACAGGCCTGCGCCAGTACGGGGCTTCTTCCACAGGTCGTAAGCGTTCTGGTAGTCGTTGATGGCGTTACCCATAATCTCATTGTTGGTGAGATACTTGGCGATAGCTGCTGTAGCGCGGCGACTGTTCTGCACACCGCTTGCATCTTCCATCAACTCCGACGCGATCATTCGGACCAAGGGGCTCTCCGACTTGAGCATGATGAGGCCGATAGACGCTACGTTGAACACGCTGTTGTCAGCTAGGTTCTGCACCTTGGCTGAGTCAATCGGGTTCTTAGCGGCCCACGCCTCGGCCCGCTTGTGCAGTTCGAGCATCTGCTTAACCGTGGCACGGTCAGCGTCTGTAGCTACAGGCAGGGTAGACAGCCCGAAGCGGGCGATGTCCGGGTCTGTCTGAATGGCGCTTACGCTCTGGGCCTGTGCCTTGGTGGGCACTGCCATTGGCTGTAGGTCGCTGGCCTCTACTTGCAGGGGTGGCAACTTGCTCGCCTTGTTACCGGCGAGCACATCGTCGAAGAACTGCTTGAACGGGGTAGCTGGGGCGATCAGTCCCTCTTTCTTAGCGGCTTTGAACACATCAAGGGCAGCACTCAGGATGTACTTAAAGAACTCCAGCAACTGCGTTGGCAGCTTAAGGTCGCTCTTAATCTCTTTGGCTACGATAGCCTCCATGTACTTAACGCCCTGCTCAGCGCTGAACTCGTCGAAGTTAGCGAAGTAGTCGAGGAACTTGTACAGTTCGCTCTTAGTCTTGAACGACCCTTGGAACACTTCGGCTAGGCTCTTGTCCCACTCACCCATCAGGGCGGGTCGGTAGGCTGCATCGCCGGACTTGTCTGCCTCGGCGGCCACGGGGCTCCGTGCCAACATGGAAGTCTGGGACTGGCCCTGCTCGCCTACTGTCTTCTGCCACTGCTGCCAAGCCTCTACCATAGCCTTGCGGTTCTCTGGGCTAGCCTTAGCCAACCGATGTGCGAACACGGCATGGGCAAACTCATGGGCCACAGCGCGGACACCAGCACCGGGCTTAACGGCGATCATGCTCATACCGGGCTTGAGTACACCGTGCAAACCTATGTCGTCACCAATGCCAGTCTTACCGTCAGTCAGGTGGATAGACACTTCTGGCAGCAATTGCTTACGCAAAGACTCCACTACAGCAGCATAGCGTTTGAACACGGGGCTAGTCGTACCGGCAGCAAGGTGCGTACCGGGTGTTGCGTCTAGCGCATCGAACTGAGCCTTACGCTCTGCGAAGTCGTCAGTCTTGGTGAAGATGCCAAGGTCCGCCATCTGGTTGAAGCGGTCATCGCCTGTCATGTCGCGGGCTACTCGGGCAGCATTGGTTGGGCTAGAGAACTTAGTAGCGTCATCCTCGGGGATGCGCATAGCCTGCGCCTCAACGGGCTTATCGTCAGCCTCGTCCACTACGTCCAGCAACCGGCGCTCTTTAGGCAGGTCGTGTGTGTCCGCTTGGCGGGCAATGTCCACGATGTCCTGCGTGTACTTGGCGTCAGCCCACTTGCGAAGCTCGTCGGGTGTGGCGCTGGGGCCTAGGGCCTTCTCAGCGTCTTGCAGGTACGCTGTGTACTTAGCAAGCTCGCGCTCTTGGGCCACAGCCATCAAGGTACGCTCACCGCTACGCACAGCCAACGCGCTCTGACCGAGGCCAAAGGTAACGTCTGCCGCCATAGCCAAGCCAAGGTCTTGTAAGCTGTAGTCGCCTGTCACGCCTTGCCGGAGTGCTTCAACCACAGTACCGCTAGCCACGTTCTCAGCCACCGCAGCGCCCACCATAGCACCCTTGCGGCCCTCGGCCAGCATCTGTGCGGAGTTGGCATACCCTGCCAGCCGTGCGGCCTTTGCAGCGGCCATAGAGGGCAGCAGGTTGGACAATGTGGGCACTTCGGACAGGAAGCTCAGGGCGATGCCTGTGCCGGTACCGTTGCCCATGATGGCCCGCCCACGGGCTACCTCATCGCGGTGCTCTTCCAAGAGTGCATCCACCTCGGCACGGGACTTCGCAGCCTTAAAGTCTTGGACTAGGTTGGCGTCAGCGTTGTCGGGGATAAGGTTGACATCAGGCACGAAGCCCTGCTCTGCTGGGTACTTAGGCCCAAACAGTGTATCGCGGATTGCACGACCAAACTGCTGGTCTGTGTTACCGGACATTGCTGCACCGAAAGACTCAAACACGGTGGGCTGTGACTCAGCAATGATGCGCTGATCGAAGTTAGCAGCTTCACGACGAATCTGTGCTAGGCGCTCATCTACTGGGCGGATAACGTAGGAGTTAACCACGGCAGTTACGGCAGCGTTCAGGTCAGTCTTCTTACCAGCAGGTGTGTAGGCGCTACCGTCTACTTGGCCCGACAACTTGACCAGCTTTTCAACGTAGGCTGGGTCGGTTGCGTAGCCACGCTTCTTGAGGCCAGTGGCAAACTCGGTTACGGACTCGGGCGACCAAGGCTTCTGCATAGCTGCATAGGCCTCTGGGTAACGGCGGGAGAGCAAGTCTTCCATGTCGGCCTGAGACTCATCACGGCTACCGTACACACGGTAAGCATCGTTAGAGCCCTCGGCCTTGTCCTTGGCACGGTAGCCTGACTTACCCGCACGGGTTTCCTTGATGTTGAAGAGGTTGTTACTATCCTCGCCCTTGGGGCCTTTGATAGTCGCCTCACCGCCACGGGTTTCGAGGCGGGCAACGAGGTCGAGATACGGGTTAGTCATTTGGTTCCTTATTTAGGTAGCGGTCTTGGTACAGCGGTGCTGCGTGGGTCGGATGCCCGTTGCTTGTCGCGGTACTCTTGTACCTTAACTTTCTCTTTATTAGCCCACAGGTCTTCGATACGGTTAGCGGGTAGCAGGGCAAAGCCTGAGTCGCCGTTGGCCATAATACCGAACACTGCTAGCTGTGGGATGCCGTTGTTATCGGGCACTTGGATAATCTGGCTAACGTCCGCCAAGCCGTTCTCTTTGGCTACAGTTTCAATACCCATCTTTACGGCTAGGCTGTACTGACCGTTAGGTACATCATGCTTCCCACGGAAGTAGCTGATAACGTCGCTTTGGCCTTGGCCCCTGCGCCAGTGATAACCGCCCAGTAGGTTGACGCCGCTCTCTGCCGCTACTGCCTTGGCGGCTTTGACGGCAGCGCCTGTGTCAGCACCCGGTACAACAAAGGGTGTAACTAAACGGGCCGCACCCGCTGGGTCTTTAAGCGCCACCTCGTCCTCAAACCAGTCGATGATGTTACCAACAACGCCGGTGGTCAGTTCCTTGGTAACGGCTAGCTCCAGCTTGGTGGGCTCTTTTATCTTAGGCTGGAGCGCTGCGGCATAGGCTGCGTCGATGTCTGCCTGAGTAGGGTTCTGTTTACCCCGCATGTACCTGTGGTACGCGCTGATAGTCTCAGCGTGTGGGCCAGCATACTTGAGAGCAGGTGCTTCACCAAGATCAGCGCCAGCAGCGTCCACTAGTGGTTTGTACTGCTGCATGTAGACTTGGTGTAGCCCAGCGCCTGAGCCAGCCTTGATAGCACCGGCTAGGTTGTTACGCATAGTCTCGGCAAACTGATCGTCAGTGATTGTCGAGTAATTAAGCGCACGGGCATTGAATGCTTCCTGCGGGTTAGTGGCGGCTAGGCCTGCCCACGCTGCACGGACATCATCCGACTTAGCGCCGTTGATAGCACGACCCACCTTGATCGCACCCATCAGTTCCATCACTTGGTCAGCCTTAGCTGCTGCCTTGTCCTCAGGTGTCTTGGCTGCTGCCACCTTACGCTGTGCCCGCTCTAGCTCCTGCTGCTGCTCACGGTCAAGCAACTGCAACAGGCTAGTGGCACCAGTGGCTGTAACGTATGGCTTGCTGTCACCGGTGATCTTGGCGTAGGCCTTGTTGATTTCTTCAACGGCCAACAGCACATCGTCCTCAGTGCTCTCAGCACGGCTAGCCGTAGCAGAGGCCTTGGCCACGACCTTAGAGAACTCAATTGGTAGCTCCGCACGGGTGCGGGTGCGCATAGAGTTAACGGCAGACTCAATCTGTGCTGCTTGCTCTGGCTCAAACTGGGCCATAGCGCCGGACTGGGATAGCATGTTGTACACGGCAAAGCTGCCAGTGTTGATGGACTGCACCACCTCTGCGGCTACAGCCTTCTTGTGTACCTTGGGGTCCATACCGGCTGGGGTTTCCATAGCCTTAAGGGCTTCAATGCCCACGGTCAGGGTGTCACCCTCATCGGTGGCGTTGATGCTGATGCTACCGTCTTCGCCCGTGCCTTCGGCAGCGTTGCGCTTGGCAGCGTCGGCTGCGGCAAGGCGGCTAAAGGTAGTGGACACGAACGCACGGTTAGCGCTGACCAGTTCCTTCTGTTGCCAGAGGTAGTGGCTACGCGCTTGCTTCTTCATTACCTCGGGCATCTGGCTCATGAACTGCTGGCGCACAATGGCGTCAGTACCGTCATCGCCTGTAGAGCTTTGGGCGAGCACATCGTTGATGTGTCGGGCAAACGTCTGCCCCGGCATAGCGGCAATCTCGTCCATACGTGCGTCGAGGTCTGTAGCAATCGCTGCTGCCTTGGCTGCGGCTGAGTAAGCCCTAGCCCCATCGACGAGGTTGGTAGGCCCAAAGATTTTGGAGTACCACGGCTGCTCGTCAACGATCTCTTTAACCGCCTGCCCTTGGGCTACGCGCTGCATGCCTTCCATGAACATGGCGTCTTGCTCGCGCTTAATCATGGGCTGTAGGACAGCGCCGCCCAGCTTCATCAGGGCTTCCATCGTTGGGTCTGGTCGTGCTTCCTGCACTTGGTTAGCGCGGCCTGTCGAGGTCACGTTACCACCAGTCACGCCGGTACGCAGTGCTCCCCGCTCAGGCAGGTTAAGCTGCGGCACACCGGCCCCACCGTCAGCGGTGAACGTCACCGTCTGACCTAGGCCCTCGGTGGGTGCGCCTAGCGTATTGTCTTTAGCCATTAGTATCCGCCTCCGGGTTGCATGGGAATAGTGTCAGCCGCGAACCAGTCCCTGACTTTGTTCTTAGCCCAGCTTGCTTGGTTGGCTAAGCTCTTAGGTTCTTGCTTAAGAACGCCGCCCATTACTTCGCTGAACAGGCCACCGGTATACTGTACCTGTACGGGTACGTCATTACCGTAGTCGATGTTAGCCACGATGTCAGTCTGGTCTAGGTTGTCCCAGCCAGCTTGTAGCAGTGCGCCTGTGCGGGCAGCTTGGTCGCTGTCCATCTGGGCAAGGGCTTGGTCCTTACGTTGCTTGATGCGGCTAGCCCGCAGTGCGGTAGTGCTGCGTACAACGTCGGCCACCCCACCGCTAAGTCCAGAGAATGCAGCGGCAGCGGCTTGTGCCCCTTGCTGCTCAGCCTGTGCGATCTGGTCCTCAAGGCTAGCGCTCATGGCGGCATCGCGGCTGCGGCGGTAGTTGACGTTGTTCTGCGTGAACGCCTTGCCCGTATTCTCCAAGGTTCGGTTGTTGTTCACCGACTGAGTGTAACGAGCAAGGCTGCTTCGTGCAGCAGCTACCTTGTTGTTGCTAGACCGGACAAGGTTGGACGCATAAGCGTTGGCCTCATTGATCGTGGTCTGTGCGCGGGCGTTGCCTTCTGCTAACCAGCCAGCGCTAATGGAGCCAATGATGTCCTTAGCGGTGTTGGCCATCTGTGCTAATGCCATAGTGTCTCCTAGAAGCGTTGAACGCGGTTAAAGAATTGCCCCGACCATTCGATGGCCGTGATGTTAAGGGGTGCCCAGTTGCGGGCCTTCATCGTAATGTCGAAGGCTCGGGCCTCTAGCCCCACAGTCATGGGTACTTGGGTCGTGACGATTGGCTCAACGCCGATGATGTTGTTAGGGTCACCGAGGATACGCCCGTTGAACGTACCGCTTGATCGGCTGATACCGTTAGACACCACATCCCACGATACGCCACCAGACTTAGCCAGCGACACCAAGAACTTAGTGATGGTCAGGCTACCGCTCAGGATGGCCTTGCCCTTACCGTCCCGCATGAACGGGTTAGTAGGAATCACGTAGGCTTCTTGGGTAGCACCAGCCACTAGGCCAACTGTGTCGCCCAGCACCTCGGCACGGGCCGACATGGGTACACCACCGAAGCGCTTGGGGGATGCAGCAGTGTACGCCACAGCATAGGCATCGCCACTGGTAGGCCGTACTGTGCCAGTGTTACTGGCAACCGTGGCCCACACGCGCTGGCTGTCAAGGTGTGGGGTCTGGGCAAGGCCAGCACGTACACTCATGAAGTCAGCAGCTAGGTACAGACCATCCGGCCCTTGGCGCAGGTAGTACAGGTTGAACCCAGATGGTACAACGCTAGCGCCCATCAGTACACCCAACGAGGGGTTGAACTTTAGAGTGCTCCAGCTATCCATCTTGCGGCCATCCTGCCGGTCGAGGTAGCTGAATATGTACAGCCTGTCGCGGCCTGTGTCAGTACGCACCAGCAAGTGCGATGGGTTGCCTGTGCTAGACAAGGCTTCAACCATAACACCATTGATGTACGAGTTAAGCTGGCTAGATGCGCCGTAGCTCTCGGGGCTGTTCTGTGTCTGGCCGGGTTGAATCTGGTGGATGCTAGTAGCACCTGCCAGAGTCTTGGCATACATGATGTAGCCGCCAGCGCCCACGGGCGGTGCATCAGCAACGTCCTCGTAGTTAGACATCACGGGCATGTTAGCCGATGTCGGCGTAAGTGGGCTGCGTCCGTCGATCATGTACTGCCGCTTGGTACCAAAGATCACAAGGTTCTGGTCGTACATTGTACTGAACCGCAGTGTGTCATCTTCGCTACCTTGGGCTAGCATTTCAAAGGCGTCATCCGCCGGTGCTGTTAAGGCAGTGGTGCGGAAGAAGTTGAGATAATCGTCAGTGCGGCTAACGCATAGGACGCCACCACTACCCACAAGGAGGCGGCTTTGAAAAGAACCCAAGTAGGAAATCTTACGTCCGAGGAAGTATGGTGCTGGTGCTGAGTCATTGTCGCCTGCTGTGCTAACGTCAAAGGTTGGGTGAGTCCCCGGTGTCAGGGTGTTGAGTAGGGTAGCGCTAGATGCAATGTAGGCTGTCGAGCCCACCACGGTAACGTACACCAAGCCACCTGTGATGGTGTGCTCAATGCCCGCGCCCTCAAGCCATGTGACCTCAGTGGCTAGGCCAGCGTTCACGGACTTGTCCTTAGCCACGGCCTTAAGGTAGAAGGACTCAGCAGCATTCTTGCCACGAACCTTCACCACCTTACCGGGGTAGTGGGTAACGCTCACCTTCTCCACGCTCTCGACCTCATCGGCCACGCCGCGAATCAAGCTACCGTCACCACCATCGTCTACCTCAATGGACCGCACGTTGCCGTTAGGTGTGAAGCAAATGGTCGAGCCGTACACGTTAAGCGGTGTGCTAACGATACCGGCACCAGCAAAGGCTGTAATCAGCAGCGGTGCCAACGAGGCGGCAATAGCAGCAGGTTGGGTAGCCGCAGCGCTAGTACCAATCCACTGGGTCACAGCGGAGTTGTAGGCGTTAACGCGGTCGTTGACTTGCTTGGTGTAATCGCTCGCGCCTGCCGGGATGTCCGACGTATTCAGGGCGTTGGGGTAGCTGGAGGTTGGCGTGGTGTAGCTAGCCGTAATCAACTGACCAGACTGGAGCCTGCACTTAACCGTGTAGGTACGAGCATACGCACCGCCACGAATCCACACCACAGCGCGAGACATGTTAGTGGGGTTGTCCCACAGGTCCACTGAGGTCTTGGTCGTAACGATGTCATTACCCGACATGAAGATGTACTTGCCTACCTGCACGGCACCGCTAGCACCACCTGTCTCGAACGTGTCTAGGGTGGCGTCTACTGCGTTACGCTGTGTGGTGAGGAACACCTTGTCCGTCTTGTTGTAGACCAGCACAGCAGGGAGCGGGTTAGCGCTAACTGGGCGGGCCTTGGTGCGGTAGAGTAGTGCGTACTCTTTCCCACCGGTGTTGAAGTCGAGGGTTCGCCAAGAGGCCGTATCAGCCGTATACGCCGCGAATTGGGCGGGCGGGTAGGTAGTCAAGGACTCGTTCAAAAGAACGCTCCCATGCCTGCGAGAAAGGCCCTCAACGGGGTCTGACAGCATGTTCACCTGCTCGGTGTGCTGCCCTTCAAAGCGGGCGCTTGGTGTCTGTTGAGACACGCCACCCAGCAGACTAGCAAAGCTGTTAGCTACTTTCATTAGAACCTCAGGGTGTTAGTGTTATGCTGGCGGATACGTGCCAAGGTGCGGTTAGAGTCAAGCAGGTTGACTTTGACCTGACGGACATGCTCTGCGTTGAACTCAATACGCGCTGCCATCCACGCCTCCTTGAGTTCCTGCCGCTTGCTGTTATCAGCATCGAAGTCGCTCTGGAACCTAAGCACAGCCTGTGAGCCGATGTAGTTAGCAGCAACGGGTGGGAGTTCCTCGAATGGGACAAGGCGAACGATGAAGCCCTCAACGTCCTCATCAAGGACATAGGAGCGTGTCTGCAAATTGTACAAGCGGTTACCACGTTGGACGAGGTACGGCTTGGCTACAGCGTTGGGTGTACCCGAAGTGAACTTGAGTACGCCACCGCCAAAGGTAATCCACTTGTTCACGCTATCCGGTTTAAGGGATACGTACTCGGTGTTGAACCATCGGCCAGTCTCTTGGATGTTCTTATTCGCGCGTGTGAGTTTAGCTACGGCTGCACCCTTCATAGCATGGGGTTCAGCTAGGGAGCTGAGGGGCGACTCACCCATAGAGGCAAGGCACTCATTGACAACTTCAAGGGTTGTGTACATGGTTACTCCGAAAATGGAAAAAAACCCCATACCGGTGAGGGCATGGGGTAGGGTTAAGTGTCAGGCACAAGGCCCCACGTGAGTAGGGCCAAGGGTCTGAAACCTATTAGGGTTTGAGGATAACGCCAGCAAACTCGGCGCGGTCAGGCGTAACGCCGTAGGCCAAGTGGGCATCCACGAACCACTGCTTGGTGACCTTATCCCAGAACACGTCAGTGGTCAAGGGGATAGTTTCACCGGCCATCAGGGCACGGGGAGAGAAGGCGCAGGCTGCGACCTTGGAGAAGTCGCCGTCGTAGGCGTTGCCGTTGGTGGCGTTGGACAGCAAGTGACCGGTGATGTTGCTACCAGCAGGGAAGTTGGTAGAGCTAATCACGGGTACGCCGTAAGCCTTCAACAGGTGAGCTTGGATGCTCGTACCTTCGGAGGTCTTGTAGGTACCGTCGATCAACTGCTCGTTCTGCAACAGAGCGTAGAACTCGGCAGGGCGAACGGCGATAACCACATCGTCAGTACGTGGGTCAACGTCCTTCTCTTCCATCTTCACGAACAAGTCAGCGATGGCTGCGTACAGCTTGGCTGGGTCGAGAGAGTCGGAGGCAGCGGCCAAGGTCTGCTGAGAACCACCGAAGTGACCCAGAGGCTTACCGGAAGCACCAGAGCCCTTGTAGGTGGACTCGGTGAACAGTGCGGCCTTAATCGCTTGGATGAAGAACGACTGATCTTGGAACTTGGCAATCTTCTTACCGTGCTCCATACCGATCTGCTTACGACTATCGTAAGAAGTCTGGAAGGTTTCCAGCAAAGGCAACACTGCACGGGCCAACACAACAGTGTCAACGGTCAGTGTGCGCTTTGCGAAGTCGGTACCAGTACCGTCAGGAGCGGGGCCGCCGGGGACAGCCTTCTGCAAGGTCGATTCACCAACCGCGAAGTTAGTGATAACCGATGTGCCCTTCACGGGACGGATTGGCACGAAGCCTTTGAGAGCGGACTTGCGCTCAATGGTGCCTTCAACGTGGCCTGTGAATTGCTCAAGGTGCAGTGCGCTGATCGCACCTGCTTGGTTCGATTGACCGGGCCGTACAATCGAATAGCTGTCATCTAAAGGCATCGAGCCTCCTATAGTAAAAGTTGGTTAGCCAGCCCGCTAACTTTGCTGGCTGTAGTATAGGTTCCAATACGCAATCAGCGCATAGCCTGCATACGACGTTGGTTCAACGATGCGTACTCAGGGGATTCTTCCATACGCCCACCCAAGCGACGGTGCAACTCGTTGACCGCATCGGTGTATTCCTTTGCAGACATCGGGCCGGTAGAGCTAGGCGGCTTCTCGCCACCACCCTTGAAGGTAGAACCGTCAGGTGGTGTGATGTTAACGTTGTTGGCTTTGCCATACAGGTCGGCGAGGTAGGTAGCAGCCATCTTTGCAGACAGGCCACCAGCATTAAGCTGAGCGTTGATGGCGGCACGTTCCTCGGGAGTAGCGTTAGCCGCTGCCCACTTCTGGATGTTGCCCCACTCTTCCGCACCGCCGACAGCCTTGGTCACAATGTCCAAGGTCTTGGCAGTCTCGGCCTTCTGGTTACCGGCAATACGCTCCATGCCCGCTTTGCCAAGAGCAATCATACGGTCCCAGCCCTGCACACCCTTCTGGGCAAGCAGTGCTTCAAGGATTGTGAAGTCACCGTTACCGGCAGCTACCATCGCAGGGTGCTCAACGCTGAAGCCTTGCTTACCAAGGAACTCCAGCGCCATGTCAAGGCCAACGTCACCAGTAGGTTCAAAGGTTACCGCCTCACCGTCAGGTACTTCTACCTTGGCAGGTTCCTTAGCGGGTTCTTTTGGGGCCTCTTGGCTGGCAGGTTCCTTGGACTCAATCAGCAGCGTAGTGTTTTCTACTTCCTCGTTGCCGGGGTTTGGGTCGCTCACTGCGGGATTGGATGTATCTGTCATTGTGGTCCTTGTTGTACTGCGGCTACACCAGCTTCTGTGCCTACGGTGTTAGCCATTTGGGTTGCCATTGCAGCTTCCTGCTTCTTGGCGAACTCTGCATCTGTCATCATGAACTTGTTAAGGTCCACGTTGCGGCCTTGGCCGATGAACGCTTTAATCTCGTCCCATTTGAGGCGGGCTTGTACAGCCTCTGGTAGCTGTGCAACTTGCGCCATGTCACCCATAGCCATGCGGAAGTTCTCTAGGTCACCGTTGCGGCTAAGGGCGTCAAGCCCAGTCACAATAGTAATCTCGATCTGCGTACCTTGGATGCTCACATCACTAGCGTCTAGCAACCAGAGGCCAACCGGCTTCTGTAGGCTAGCAGCAAGTGTAGAGTACACGCCGCCGTAAGCTGTCTCAAGCTCGTTGGCAGTCATCCGTACTTCTTCCTGTGTCACACGCTCGGCATCACGGATGATGGCTGAGCCCATGAGGAAGCCACGGCTAACGCGCCGCTCCCAGCGATCAAGGGCAACACTCAGCACTTCGATAGCCTTGGGGTTACCACCCATCACAGGCTTAACGTCCGCCTCTAGGCCGGGCAGTGCGTCGCCGTTGTTGCTCTTGGCTACGTCCTCTACTTGCGTCACGCCGTTGGGGTTAACCATCCAGCGGAACTCGGCGGCCAGTACGCCACCGTTAACAAGTGCTTCGCTCAGTACGCTGATCGCTTCAAAGTCGCGGGCATACTCTTCGACCAAGCCTGTGCCATAGTCTGCATCATCGGACAAGTCCCATGTGAGAATCTGGTAGGGGCATTTGTCTACGGCCCAACGCCCGTTAAACTCCTTGGGGAGCCTAACCTCTTCGACCCATTGGGTCATGGACATCTGACCGTTCTGCTCACGCTTGAGCCACTTGTAGAAGTAGACCTTAGACTCGTCAGTGTACTGGCGGGTCAGCAAGCGTTGGATGCTTGGGTCTAGCTCGTCAAAGCGAACGTGCTCACGGATACAGGCCTCAATGACCTCACCCTTGATGTTGCGCTTAACGACATAGTTGCGGATACTGATGACCCGCATAGCTTTCTTCTCAAGCACTAGCAGGCAATTGCCCACTACGATTAGGTGGCGCATGATCTGGAACAGCTTAGGCCGTTGGCCCAACGAGTCCAGCTTCTTGATAGCAGAACGCTCGCCCTCGACAAGGGTTTCGTTAAGCTGTGTCTCGGTCACCCCAAGAGCTTGCGCTTTCTTGAGGAAGTCCTTAACTACCTGTAGCTTGAGGAATGGACGACTCGGTGCGAACATCGCTAGCATGAGCTTGTTGCTAAGGTGGGTTACACCCTGTGCGCCTAGGCTCTGGTAGTCGAGTGTTGCCGGGTCATCCTTCTGTTGGTACTCTTCTGGGTGCAGTACCTTGGGGATGGTCATTGCAGCGTACCGCTCGAACCTGTCGAGTAGCCCGCTGCGTGATGCTTCCCGCTCTGCCCAGAACTCTGATGCGCGGGTAGGTTTCATTAGATGCTAACCCCACCGCTGGTGCCTGTGCCGAACTTGGCACGGCGGGCACGGGCCACACCGCTGGCGCTAACGCCGTTGTTACGGCCTAGCTGAACGTCGGGGTTCTCTACGGGCTTGTCGGCCATGTCAGCCGCCTGTGCCTGTGCTGCTGCTCGGGCAGCGCTAGAGTCCATAGAGCGTGATGCCTGTGCGGCCTGTTCCTGTGATGCTCGGGCGGCAGCATCGGCAGCAGAGCGGGTAGCTGCTGCTTGGTCCTGTGCTGCACGTTCTGCTTGGTCGGCTTGTACGTCAGCCCCCGTGACTTTGGCTACTGCCTGTCGGATGAATCCCATCTTGTGTTTCCTTAAAGTAAACCTTGGTTAACGGGGTGAACCCGCTTTGCTCGTAAGCCTTGGCCATGATACTTACAGGACTGCTATCACCACCCAGCACACCACGCAGCTCGTTATAGCTAGCGTATGCCTCAAGTGACTTGACTACACCGGATGTACCGTTGAGGGATAAACCAACCTTAATGGTAAACCACTCTTGCAAGAATGGCTGACCACCGTACCAAGGTTGAACGACCGTAGTGAATACCATGTACCCATCAATGAACAGGACTACCTCGCCCTGTGAGGGCTGGGTAATACTGCTTGCAAGCTGGGCATAGGCAAAGTTAAGGTCATACCCTTTGGCAAAAGTGTAGTGCTCTGGTTGCTCCTTCACCTGTTCGGCAAAGAAGGTGAGTGCTGCTAGCAAGGCAGGTAGGTCCAGCTTAGTTGCGAGGCGCATCTACCACCAACCCTTCCCGCAGCTTTTGCAAGACTGCTTGGATACCCAGAGCGTAAGCCACCTCAATAGGTGTAGTCTGGGTAGTGGGTGTGATTGGGCGGAACTGCTTAGCAAAGTCATCAAAGACTTCCTTGCTCAGTCGGTTAACGGTAACGACGTTCTGTGTCATGGCGTAGTATAGGTTCCATAATTTAAGAGAAGAAGAAGTCTGACTCAAGCACTTCCATGATGTCAAGGTTACCCTTGGTGGGTGGCGGGGTCAGGTAAGGGTACAGCTTGAGCAACTCGGCGGGTGGGTCGCAAGCTAGGTACATGGCTACGAACTGCTTACGGATAATGTCGTAGAGCTTCTGGGCATCTTCGGCATGGGTACCGTAGTCATCGTGAATCATGGCAAGGCTGTCGATACCGGCAAGCGCTGCGTCGTTAGTGCTAAGGTGCAGGTGGGCTGCATCCATGCTATGCACAAAGTTCGGGGCAAGCCCGCTGGCATGGCGCTTTGGGTCAGCCTCGTCTGCCTCACTGTGTACACGAATCTTCATGGGGCCGTGCAGGTGGGTACGGATACGGTGTACCTCTACCTCGTAGTAGGCTTGGCTAGCTGGGAAGCCGGATGGCGTGGGCCATACAATCATCTTGTCCTCACGCTCGTTGGCCTTGACGATCTGCCGTGCAGACTTCTTGAGCCAGTCCATAGCCTCGCGGCCTTTCACCACAACGTCACCGATAGCGGGCCACACAGCCTTCATCAGGATGATGGCAGCACGGCGGTACTCGGTCTTGTCGAAGGTGGGGCCTAGGTTGTGGCGGAGGTAGTCATCGACGATGTACTCTGTCGCGGTACGCTCTGTCACACCGTAGGGCGTGGTCATCACGGAACGCTTGACCGCGCTACGGGCAATGCCGAACTCCAGCCACTTGGAGATAAGGGCTTTCTCTGCCTCGTCCTCTGGCACCATAGCAGCAAGGCGCTTGGTCGCAGCCTTGGCTACGTCACCGTAGATGTCTCGCATCGCAGTGTTGGCCGTAAGGTTTGTGGCAGCGCCGCCGATTTCGTCACGGAACATGGCGCTCAGGTTTTGCAAGCCGTTGCAGCTACCGTCCATGCTGATTGGGATGCGGCTTACGAAGTTCGGATTTCGTAGGTACTCTGCGTACTCAAAGGCCCAAGCCAAGAACTGTAACGGGTCGCCAGCTTCGGTCCATCCTGTGTTATTAACTGGGTCGTCGGCAAAGGATAGTATGAGGTCGGTACGCTCCTTAACCCAAGCGACTCGATCTTCGAGAGTAGCCTTGTCAAATCCCCACTTGTTAGCGCCTTGGACATGGAACCATTTGATCGCGTCTGGGCTTGACAGAGGCTTTCCCTTGGCAAAGTGGATAAGGCTTTTGCTGAGGTCACTTCCCTGAGGATTGAGGCCATACGTGAGTGGGTAGAGGCGTCCTCGGCTATCTGCGAAGTAGACAAAGTAGATCGCAGGGTAGGCCTTAAACATTTCTGCTGCACGGGTAGCGGCGTAGAAACGGGAGTATCGGCTTCCGAGCAGCTTGCGCTCTGTGTGCCACTCGGCCATGTCGCGCTTCCACTGCTTGAACTCTGTGAGTTTGTCAGCAGGCCATTGGTCTTTAGGTAGCTTAGAAGCCCACTCGTCAGAAAGCCAGCTTGGGCGGGGTGGTGATGGCGTGTCATTGAGGCTAACGATTTCCTTGGTTGAGAACTCCTTGGCCACAGCATACACTGTGTCGAGCATACGCTGATTGACAGCCCACGCTGTACGCTGCAAGGCGTTGACCGCACCGTAGACTACGGGCATGTCATTCTCCTTGGCGAGCATACGGCTAGAGCGGCGGCCGTGAATGAGGGTTGGGTTAGCGCTCCGCATCTTGGGTGTGTGGTACCCACCGATAACGCCGTGTGCCCAGTCGAGCGGGGGCTCAACGCATGGGCCGTATACCGGCATGGACACGGATACGTAGGCCTTGATCTTGTCGATGCGCTCAACAATCTCAGGGTGCAGTAGAACCTCGCGGGCCTCACGCTTGTAACCAGTGCGTAGCTCAGCGCCCAGCACCACCAACTCACTAACCTCCAGCAGACCCAGCAGGTAGAAGCCCACTTGCTCGCGGCTACCTACGTCCCACTGAGTAATGTTAAGCCCGTTCTTCTCTGCCTGCATCATGAACACAGTCAGGCGGTGGCGCTCGTCCTTGGACAGGCGGCGGGCAAAGTCGTTGCTCAGTGTGTGATACAGGTCAGGGGCTTCCTGTTCGATCTGGGCAAGCACTAGCTCACGGTGAATGGTGCGACCAATACCGTAGGCTAGCTTGCGGTGGTCTTCCGGCTTTGATGACAAGAGGTTGGAGACAACGTACCGGACTGCGAGGTAGGCAACCGCATCCGGGTCGAGTCCAGTAAGTAGCATGGTGTGCGCTTGGCGGCGACCGGCACGCTTGGCGTCGGTGTCTTCTTTGATGGCACTTGCAAGAGGTAACACAAACTCATCGAACAACTCCTTAGCGTATGGGTTTTGGTGGGCACGGCCAGCTTCTTCCGCTTTGGCCATTGTGCGCTCGGCACGGTTAATGCCGCCGACGTACATTACTTCTTCTACTTTAACCTGTGTCATCAAGTCGGTCATACGTCTGTTCTAATCCCCTTGAACCGGGGTTCCCGTAGTAAGTTGTTAACAGTCTTGCCCATTGCCTCGACCTCGATGTGCTTGTCGATGATCTGGTATGGGTCTTGTACGAACAGGTCAACCTGCTCTTGGCTCAGGCCTGTGCTAACCTTCTGGATTTCTCCATCAAGGTCGAAGCACAGGACACAGGTGTTCTTCCCAGTCTTGGCACCAACGTCTGCAATCACGGCAGTCACCTTAACGGTGTAGCTCAGGAGCGGCTTGCACTTGATGAACTCGCCACCCTTACCAGCGCCCACCTCGTACAGGCCGTTAGCCATAGCAAGGATAGAGCCATCGTAGTAGCTGTCCGTACGGGCCTTGTGGTCCTTAGCGTACAGGTCAGCCGCTGCTTTAGCCGCTGAGTATGGCGTGTTGCCTATCACGAAGTAGCGTGGCCGCAGCACTTGGCTAACTACATCGCGGCGCATGTCGCACAAGGACCTTATGCGCTTGCGGTATGGCGCTGGGTACGGCACATGGTCAAGCTGACCGAGGTACGCCACTGGGCCACTGGCTGTGTCCGTGTTGTAGTCCCACGGGATGATGTCGAACGGCACGAACTGCAACTGAGGTTGCGGCGACTGTCGGCGGAACGTGCCGCTAACTACGTTGAACTCTTCACCGACCATCCATGCTTCGCCGGTGATAGCGATGCGCCCTTGGTGGATTGGGTACAAGTCAAGCAGGCTAGCTGCAATATGGTCCATGCTAAACACACGCTCACCAGAGCGGGAGTACACACCCACACACCTACCGTTGTCAAACAAGAAGACAGCATGACAGCCATCATACTTGGGGCTGATGACCCACACAGTCTCTGCCTCAAGTCGGGCCTTGGTCTTGCCGGATACGGCAGATGCTTCAATAGCTTTGTGTACGATGTAGTCAGCCATGCGGGTACCTTCCGTAATGTGTAATGAGTGCAGTCTTCACCTTCTCGATAGCTTCGAAGTAAGGCGTATCCTGCTCTAAGGATTCTTCAAGCAACGAGTATAGATCAGCCTTAGCTTCATCTGTAATACCCATGCAATCTACTGCAAGTTCAATAGATTCAGACTTATCGAACGGGATAGATATTTCACTACCGTATATAAGTGTTACCAATGTAATGGCTTTACCGTTAATGGTTACCATGTTACATCCGTACCACTTGTGGTTTCTGTACTTCGCCTTCTCTCTTGCGAAGCTCAAGGTCTAGCGCAGCTAGTGCATTCCATGCCTTGTGTGCTAGGTGGGTGAGGTTACTGTCCTCGTCCTTGTCTTGGCCCATCTTGTCCTTGAGCCAGTGTCGCAGGTCTGCGTCTTCGTACCGTGCCTTCCCGTTAGGGACTGACACCCACCCGTTCTCTGTGTACTTGATAGCACCGAAGCTACCTACTTCACTTACTGCCCAGAGAGCACGGGCAAACCCACCCAGTACGAGGGCTGGTCGTACCTTACCCTGATCGAGCTTGGCACCTGCCTCATGCGGGCTACGGCCTGTTGGGTCAGCTTCTTGCTTCTGTCCTACTATGCTATGTTTCATATCACCGAACACTACTGTTCTCCTTGGAGGTTTCCACCCGCAGGGTGGGTCGGATAGATGCAACCACTTTGGGTTACACCTATCCTGTTAGTTTGCTAAAAGGGCTTGTCGCTTGGCTTTACTGTTCTGGGTGTACCGGCTACGGGCAAACCCAAAGCACGTACCGCATCGATAGCGGGTGTACTCTCCGGTCTGCGTGTAAACTGGCCCGACGTTCTCCAGATGAGTACCGCCACACCGTGGGCAACGGGTGTTCTCGTCATCGTAATATGCGGCTACGTTAGGGTGACCAACCATGTATGGTCGGAGCTTGAGGTACAGTTCCTCGGTGGCCGGTACATCAATGCAGTTGTACTTCTTCATGACGCGCCATGCTTTAGGGTTACCCTTCAAGCACTCTGTCCATAGCTCCATGCCGGGGAACTCTGAGTGGGCATACTTAGGTGTATCCGTAAGATGCTTGCTCAACCACTCCAGCTTATTGCTTGTGAACTTGGCTACGTCCTTAGCCACTAGCATTGTGTCAATCACTTTAAGCGGTGGCACTGGCGGCAGGCCTGCTTCAATGAACCGTGCGTTGATCTTCTTCAAGTCAAACGCTTTGCCGTTCTGGGCAATCACGATGTCACAGTCGCTAAGCTCTGCGTGTAATGCTACGAGCAAGTCGCTGTCGTCACGGGGGTCAGCCTTCTTGCTGGTGTCCACGTAACGTACTTGCTTCTTGCCCAAGTCTTTGACACAGTACGAGAGGATGCTCCACTCTTGTACGATCTGGTTAAGGCCGATGTTTACTTTCCACAGCGACCAGACATACGCAACAATCGGGCTAGTCTCAATGTCTAGCGTCTTGATGCGCGGCCCGTTCATTGGCAGCTTTCGCAAGTACCGTCTGTGCCACAATAGGCTGAGCCTAGCGGGAAGTCTTCACCCACCACCGGTTCGGCCATTCGTCCTGCAAGCGCCTCACTCGGGTGACTTCCTTGCAGCACGGGCTGCTCTTGCTTTTGCGTTTCTTCGTTCGCGCTTTTCATCTTCGTTCTCTCTAAGTATGTGGTTGCAGACTTGCCGAAGGTTTCCAAGAACGCTAGGCTCTTGTTACACCTGTGACACAGTAACCCGCGAACTTTACCTGTCGAGTGGCAGTGATCTACGCAAGCCTTAGCACTACTTGGTGCATCAGACAACAAGTGCGACATAGGCTCGTTGCATATCTCGCAGAGTCCACCACATGCGGAGTACATTGTATCGTACCCAGCGAGTGTTAAGCCGTAGTTACTTCTGAGGTGCGCTTCCTTAACTGCGTGGGGATTAGCAATTTTCCAAGCTGCGTTAGACGCTGCAACCTTCTCTCGATTTGCTGCCCGCCAGTTTGCAGCTTGCTGCCTATGCTTGTCTTTGTTGGCAAGGCGGTAGCTAGCTTGGTATGCCCGCTTCCTTTCCCGCTGCTCTTCGCTCTCTTGCTTTGGCATTGCGCTTCAACCTTTTCTCGTCATCGGTTCTGTACGTTGGGTGTAGGAACCCTGTTTGGTTTGTGGCATGGCGCTGTAGGTAGGCGGCTGCACCGTGAGTGAAGGCCGCAAGATTAACCACGCCGTAGCGTTTGTAGTTATTCTCTACCTTACCGAGCAAAGCATTGCACCCGTTGTGTAGGGTGCCGCGCAC